CCCCATTTTGGCCTGAATTAGCCCCGTTTGGGCCATCGGCGGCTGGGCGCGCTGCGGTAACGGCAGGGTGTTGCCCGCGCCGTCGGTTACGTCAGGATTGACCTCTAAATACGGGTAATTCTGCGTATTTGCGGTCTTCCACTTTTCTTCGTAGCCCTCAAACTGACCGCCGTAGCCGATAAACGGTGCTTTGGGCGCAAGCGCCAGCATCTCCGCTTCTTGGCTTACCCAGTAGTTGTACATCCGCTGGGCGTCTTTGGCGTTCCTGACCAAACCTGAAATCTCAAGCTGGCCCTCAATGTTCCATTCGTTACCCACTACGCGCACGACAGGGATATACGCCCCTGCCCATTCGCGCTCTTCGATCATCTCGTACCCGTTCGTCTTGCACCATTTGATGCTCTTGCGCTGGACTTTGCGCTGCCGGGAGGGCTTTAGCCCCATCTGCCGCATCATCTTGTCTTGGGGCGTGCCTTGGAACGTTGTGGTGCCGTCCGGGTACAGGTTGAGCGTGGCAGGCTTATATTCGCAGTGAAAATACTCTGCAATACGCACCGTCATCTCGCCCAGCCACTGCGACAGCGACTGGTCGCCCACCCCTTGCGTCATGATCGAACTGACCGGCATGGCGTTGGGGTACATCCGCTCGTAATCGGTCTTCAAGATGTCTTCGGTGATAAAGCACCACTCGGCATCCGCACCGCACGGGTCTTGGATCGTTGGGTCCATGTAGACCGAAAAGCTGTTCCGCACGCGCCCGATCTTGATGTCCTGATCAAAGCTCGTCTCATCGCAGTATTCGGTCAGAATCCTGATGTAACCCTCGCCGAACGTCACCTGGTTGTCGCACGCGGTGTCGTACGCCACGTCCGCATTTGAGATGTACTCAATGTGCCGGATCATGCCGTCAAAAATCTCAGCCACCTCGACGTCGGCCTTGTCATCGGCCGGGATGACGTTGGGCGACGGCCGGTTTTGCCGCTGCTCGTTGGTTACCTGACGCACGTGCTGCGGCAGCTTGTTGATTGTCAGGCATGGCCTGGCGTTGATCGTCTGCCCTTGCACCGACCCGCGCACCGACAGCACGTCGGCTGGCCACTGATAGTGGTTGTCAGGCGATCCGGCCATGAACCGCAGGTCGTCCAACTGGTCTTCGCGGGTGTCGCTGTAGGCGCTAACCGCCGTTCTAAAGCGGTCGCGCATCAACGACAGCCGATGCCCGCTCGTGTTGTCGGGCGGGTCGCCTTCGTAGCCGCCTACGTCTGCGACCTCAGCAGCGCCGCCTATACCTGTAGCGTCGTAGGCCATTACTTCTTTTTCATTGGTTTGGCTGCCGCGCGCTGGGTTGCGTACGCGATTGCAGCGGCTTGTTTAACGGGTTTCCCTGAGCGTACCTCTGCCGCAATATTTTTACGAAAGGCGGCTTTACTGGGTGACTTGACGAGGGGCATGTCTACCTCTTCTTAGCTGTTTTGGCTGACTCACGGAACGCTTTGGCCGTAGGCGCACCTGCTGAACCAGGCTTTCGCATCTTCTCGCCCGATCCGGCTTTGATGCGCTCTTGTTTGGCGTGAATATTACTGTAGAGACCGGGTTTAGTCGCCATCACGCCCCCATCCAACTTGTAGTGCCCGATGAGCGGTCGGAGTAGGTGCGGCGGGCTTGGGCGACGCGGGGTTCGCGGCTTGCGACGGGGTAAGCGAACGTCACGGCGATTGCATCGGCCGCGTCGGGTGAGGCAAGTCCTCTAGCCTTCATGTCCTTCTTGCTCTCCAAGAAGATCGTACCGCTTGAGTCCGGCTTGGTCTTGGGGCCGGTCAGGTCCGCCTTGAGCTGTCGGTCTGGTGTGATGCTGGCGTTCTTCAGCCAGTCCCTCATCAGCCCCCACATCTCCGCGCGCTTGTTGCCCCACATGATCTGGTTCTTGGCTTTCCAGCCAAAGTTTACCCCACGCACCTTATACCGCTGTTCTACCAGTCGGTCAAGTATGCCATACCCCAGCCCACCCTCGTCAATCACCGTCAGCGTGGGTTTGTACTCCTCGATCGCGTCGATGACGTGCCCGACGGTCGTCATCGTGTCATCGCCCCGGTAGCGCTTGATTGCGATGATGTCCCGCCCCTGCCTCACCGCAATGACTGTCGAGTCACCGCCTGACCTAGCCGGGTCAATCCCGATCACGATCGGTGCCGTCTCGTCTTTGTGTTTGGCGCGGCCAAAGGCGGCGTCTACTAGGCTGGGGCCAATGAACTGGTCATCGCCCGCGCTTGGGAACTCCCCGAACACCTCGACCTTGGCCTGTATTGAGTCCTCGCCGTACTCCGCGATGATCTGCTCGTAGATCTGCTTGTCGGTGCCTTCTACGTCGCGGGCGTCGATGTTCTCTGTCGCCCAGAAGTCGCGCTTGCTATTAAAGCACTCAAAGAAGTAGCCCTGGTTACGCCGGGGGTTGCTAAACGCGCACCAGAACCGGTGTGGCGTGTTTTCGGTAAAGAACCCCTGCGCCACGTCCCAGATCGGGTCTGGAATACCGGACGCCTCATCAAAGATCAGCAGCACGCCGTCGCTGTTGTGCAAGCCCGCGTACGCGTCGGGGTTCTCTTCTGACCACAGCCGGCCTTCCACGGACCAGAAGCGCGTGCCTTTCTTCAAGTCCCGTTCGACGATCTCAGCCAGCCACTTTGCAGGCGTCACACGCGTCGCGCTGATCTCAAACCAGTGGCTGTTGATCATCATCGCCAGCCACTTGGTGATTTCCGACCAGGTGATCGAGCGGAGCTGCGCCTCACTGTTAGCCGACACAATCGTGGTGCTGCCGATTCGCGTGGACAGCATCCACAGCACCAGCCAACTGACTAGTGCCGACTTACCGATCCCACGACCGGAGGCCACAGCCAGCCGGAAGACGTTGTAGTCTAGACGCCCGCCGTTGTCTTTGATGTGCTGCGCCAAGCTTCGCAGGATGTTCCGCTGCCATTTGCGCGGTCCTGTGAAATGCTCTAGTGGCGTGCCCTTTTGGCCCCACGGGAAGGCGAACAATACAAACGCTTCCGGGTCGTCTTTGATGCGCGGCTGCCAGAGCCGCACCATCAACTGCTGCTCATCCCCTGCGCTGTAGATCGGCTGTTGCAAGCGTTGGCTCCAGTTTCTCGGTGACCTGCACGTCGATTACGCGTTGCTCTGCCTGCTCAAGCGCGCTGATGACGCTGATCTGTTGCGCGACGTCGATTTGCACCTGTTGCTTGGCCACCCAATCGTGTCTGTGGCGAAGCACCTCTAACGCCGCTTTGGTGTCGCCGGCCAATGCAGCATCCATCATAACAGTAGCTAACGCCTGCTCGGCGTCAGCGCGCCCTTTTAGCTCGGCCATCTCGGCGATAGGGTCCATCTGACACAGACGCCGGAACTCGGTGGGCAACATGCCTGATGCAAGCGCCAATGCGTCGCCTTTCAAACCTAGCTTGGCAGCGTCGTAGATGCGCTGCAGGCGCGCCTCGGTGGCGACCAGCGTACGCGCCGTGAGCGGAAGTGACTGGAAGGTCATGTGCGTAACAGATTGTGTGGTGCGTCTATTTTACTGCAATAAAAATTTTCTTGCGACCCCTCCGTTTTTGACCGGGCCAGCCGCCGGCCCTCACCGGGGGCTATCAGCCAACCGGCCCCGATCCGCGCAGGCATCGGCTACCGGCCGCGCCGGTCTGCCAGGCGTGCGGCCAGCGTGGGTGGCGTGGGGTGGTGCCCACGCAAGCGGCAACGTGCGAGCGCTCGAGCTGCCGCCGGACAGCCGTGGGGTAGCGTGGGGTAGCCCAAAATTGAACCGGGTAGATTGATTGCATGGGCGGTACCCTACGCCGCCCACGCGGAGCTCGGGGCGTCGGCGTGGGGTTGCGGGCGCGTCGTGTGGGGTGGTGTGGGCGGTCTGGGCACCACCCCGCAAAGCGCTGGCCATAAATATATGTTAGTTAGTACTTACTAACATATCTCTTAAGTCTTTATATATCAGAACCACTACCCCATAGCACCCCCACCGCGGGCGCCGACGCCACCCACGCCACGCCCCACGCGCACCCCACACCTACCCCACATCAAGACTTGTCGCGCTTGCAACAAAACATGCGTGGGGTAGTTGACTAGGCTATAAATTATGTGGCAGAGTGTCGGTTATGCGATCGCCGATCGCGCCAACCGAGGAGCACACTGACATGCTGAACCTGAACAAAATCCAAAAGCGTGAAGTCTCAACCGCAATCGCGCGCTTGCCAAACCTGGGCGGCGACTACGCTGCGCGCTGCCTGTCCGCGCTCCATCGCGCAGCGCTGCGCGACTCGCAGAAGCGCGACATTGAGGCGATCGCCGCGTCGCATGGTCTGAACCGCAGCGCGGACTGGATCATCTAAACCAAACCCGCGCGCCTTCGGGCGCGCCTTCACACTGAGGAGCACACAACATGAGCAAACCAAACGGATTCGTTTTCTACGACGGCCCGAGCGCGCTTGACGGCGCGCCAATCATCGGCATCGCGATTCTTGAATCAGACAATCGCAAAACCGGCGACATGGTGCAAACCTACATTCTCCGCGCAGATCAGCATCCGCTGGACGCGATCGCGAGCGGCGATGATGCATCAATCTGCGGCGATTGCATGCACCGCGGCGATCCGGCAGCTGGGCGCAAGCGGACCTGCTACGTCAACGTTGGGCAATCGGTCGCGTCGATCTTCGGCGCATGGGCACGCGGCGCGTATCCCCTGATCAGCCCAGCCGATGGCGCGCGCATGCTCGCCGATCGCGTGGTCCGGATCGGATCGTACGGCGATCCGGCCGCGATACCGGCCGCTCATTGGATCGATCTCATCGCGCACGCGGCCGGACATACCGGTTATTCGCATCAATGGCGCCGCGCGGTCGCGCAAGCGCTTCGCGGCATCGTCATGGCCAGCGCTGACAGCGCCCGCGATCGCGATCTAGCCCGCGCGCTTGGATGGCGCACGTTTACCGTGCGCACGGCCGATCAGCCATTGGCCGCGCGTGAGATTGCCTGTCCAGCATCGCCCGAGGGTGGCAATCGGCGCCAATGCATCGATTGCCAAGCATGCGATGGCGCGGGTGATAACGCGGCGCGCGCTTCGGTGTCAATTGTCGTTCACGGCGCGATGGCGCGCCATTTTGTGGGAGCGTAAACCATGGCCACAATATCCGAGTCAATCTTTTTGGTAACCCTGCCCTCAGGCCACCGCGCGGTTTATTCGGTCCAACCCCAACACGTCAACGATCGTCCCGGCACCACGCTAGCCGAGCGCGCTCACACTCACGGCACGCAACTGGCGCACGCGCATGACGGGCGCTGGTATCGGCCAGGTGACGGCGCCGAGATTACCGACCTTCGCACGATCGCGCTTCTCGAGCGCGCCTCGGAGATCCAATAATGCGCGCTCTTCTCGCTCTCGCCTTGATCGCTGCCGGTATCGGTGCCGCGCTCGCGCTCCCGCCGTTGCTCGGTGCGCTCGCGCTCACGCCCGGCCTTGTGGCCGCTCTTTTCACAATCGGAAAATGATCGCGGCCGCGCTGATTGCCCTCGCGGCCGCTGTTTTGGCGATCGTCTTACGTCTTTAGACGATCGCCCGTCCAACCCTTTCAGCGGCGCCTACGGGCGCCGTTTTCTATTTCACGGCCCGCAACACGCCCACGCCAGCGCTCGCGCGGCTGGCCTCGCTCATGCGGCGCAGATCGGCCTTGCCAAGCTCGGCTAATTCAGGCGCGCAATACAGGTGCCGTTTCGTTAAGTGCTCGCGCGAGTGACACAGCCCGCAGTCTAACCATCCGGCTTCCGAGAGCGCGTGCAAGAGCGCGGGCACCACCACCCGCGCGCCGAGCGGCGCCATGGCCGATAGGCGCCCGCACAATTCCTGCCAAGGGGCGGATACCACACCCGATAAAAACTCGCCTTGACGGCCTCTAATCAATTCCACGAGGTAGCTTTCAACGGGCGACATACCCGCCTCAGTCAACATGCGCTTGGCGTCGGTTATCGGTGGCGTCGCGCCAGGTTCGAACGCACTCACGTCCCTCGAGCGCAGCCAAGCGGCGACCGCAGCACGCCCGCCCGCCTCATACCATGCCCACAGGCGCGCGGCCTCGGCCGCCGCCATGCGGGGCGCTTGGGTCCAGATGACAAACCACCGGCGATCGTCGCTAGGCAGCGCGATCGGCACGCGCTCATTCGAGAATGCGATCACCAGCAAGCGGTTCGCGGCCATGTAAGGTGCCATGAACTTGCGATTCACGGGCAGCAGCTCGGGCGGCGCGGCCAGTAGGGGCTTGAGCTGATTCTCGAGCGCGCGCCGGTCCTTCGCTTCCGTCTGGCGCAATTCATTGATCACCAGCACCTCGGACTCGAGCGCGTAGCCCCACGTGGACGTGACCTCCTCATTACGCACCAGCGCGACGTTTTGAAGGTCACGCCCGCCGATTGACCAGAGGAACGGCGCAAAGAGCGAATCCTTGCCGCACCCCGGCACGCCTGAGAACAGCACGCCGTGATTGATCTTGACCGACGGGCGCTGCGCCTTGAACGCCATCAATGTTAGTAAGTGCTCACGTTCAATGGCCTCGGGGACCAAGCGCTCGAGATGCTCGAGCCACGGCGACACGTCAATGACGCCCTCGGAGACGGTCACCTCGGGTCGGGCGTCGCGCCATCGATTGCCGTACGCCAAGCCGTCACGGGCGCAGAGGACCGTCTCGCCTGGCGCGTAAGTGAGACCCGCCAAGACCCGCGCGCCCATGTCCTGCCGGTGCTCATCAAACGACACCG